GCGGGCGCTTCGCCGTTGCCGCCGGATCGGTCTTTGATCTCGAGCGCGTCAACCGGTCCGTGCCTGAGAATGTTGCCGCCGAAGTCCAGCACGAGGCAGTTCTCCTTCGAGGGGTCCAGGCGGAAGCCGCGACCGACCATCTGGTAGTAGAGGCCCGGGGAATTCGTCGGCCGCAGGAGCGCCACGCAGTCGATGTTGGGCGCGTCGAAGCCTGTGGTCAGCACGTTCACGTTGACCAGGTATTTCAGCCCGCCATCCTTGAAGCGTTTGAGGGTGTCGGCGCGTTCGAAGGGCAGCGTGTCGCCGCAGACGAACCCGCACTCGTGGCCAAACTCTCCGAGCACGCGCTGGACGTGCATGGCGTGCTGGACACCGGCGGCGAAGATCAGCACCGAATGCCGGTCCCGCGTGTGCTCGACGATCTCGCCGCAGGCCGACCGCACCAGCGTGTCGTCATCCATGAGGGCCTCGACCTCGCCCGCGATGAATTCGCCGCCCCGAATGTGCAGGCCCGAGGTGTCCGCCTTGCGGCGTCCGGCCTTGGTCTTGAGGCCGCAGAGATAGCCCTGCACGATCAGCTCGCGCACGCCGACTTCGTAGCAGACGTGATTGAGCAGGTTCTCCGGCCCGCAGATCATTCCGGTGGTCATGCGGTAGGGCGTGGCCGTCAGGCCGACCAGACGAACGCCGGGGTTCACGGCGCGGGCCTCGGCCAGAAAGGTGCGGTACATGCCCTCGCCATCGGGCGGCAGCATGTGCGCCTCGTCGATCAGGATCAGGTCGAAGCGGTCGAGTTCGGCAGCGCGGCGGAACACGCTCTGGATGCCCGCCACGATGATCGGATGCGCGGTGTCGCGGCTTTTGAGACCCGCCGAATAGACCCCGATCTTGTTCCACAGGTCCGGGGCCATCGCATGGAGCTTCTCGGTCGCCTGTTCGAGCAGTTCCTTGACGTGCGCCAGGATCAGGACGCGCCCATTCCATTGCTGGACGGTATCGCGGCAGATCGTCGCCATGACCGGCGTCTTGCCGCCTGCTGTCGGGATGACGACACACGGGTGGTCGTCCCGGCTGCGCAGGTGACTGTAGACGGCGGCAACGGCCTCTTTCTGGTAGGGCCGCAGTTGGATCATGCATGGCCTCCACCGTTGGCCATGCGCCGCCCCTCGCGCCTGCATTCTCTGCATTCGCGGCCCACTCCCAGCGGCAAACGCCGGTTGGCGTTGAAATCGCTCAGGGGCTTGATCATTCCGCAGTAGGAGCAGACCTGCGCGTCCTCGTCGGATTCCTGCCCGATGCCAATGAACAGGTGTGGGGTGTCCTTGGCGATTTCCCAGTCAAGCCGTCGGATGCAGAACCATCGGTCGTCGATGGTCAGCGCCTCCTTGACGGCGTCGCAAACGAGATCGAGAACATTGACCGCGCCGCCACGGTGGTTCGGTTTCTGCGCCAGGATGTCGATCCAGACCTTGTTGTGGGCCACGCGGCGACCTTGCAGTGCAGCCCGCAACAGCAGGACGATCTCGTCGCGTTTGGCGCGGCTCTCGCGCCGTAGGCACACATGTCCGGCTCGGCGGAGCGCGTAGATGTGGTTCTTCGACGCCGCGTAGCTGAACGGTATGGCGACGCGCACCTGCCACAACAGTCCAGGTTCTTGCTGGTCATGCCATTCCATGCCGCGTTTGATCTCCTCGTTGGTCATCGATCCGGCTTTCCGCGCCATTTCCTTGGCCCGCCTTGCTCGTTGCTGGCAATGGACTAATCGCTCCGACGTCAGAGGGTGGGTGCGTGCCCATAGGCGTTTTCGCAGAAGATCGCGCTTCTCCGAAAATGCGGGGCAGTAGCGCTGCGTGGGGCCGCGTCGGTCCGCAGCCCGCCGCAGTCGCCGCAGATGATCTGGTCTCTTACCGTTTCCACGGCGGCGTGTTGTCGGTCACGGGGGCTTGCTGCGCCTGCCCGGCGGAAACCTTCCGCTCGTAGCCCTTGATCTCGTTGGTCAATTCGCCGGTGTCCTCACGCTTCTTGAGCTTCACGACGATCACGAGCGGGAGGTTGTGCAGTTCGACACTGTCGCGGGGCTGCATGACACCCACCGCGTGGCAGATGGCCGACAGTTCCGACCGCGCAATCTTGACCGCCGTGGCGTTCGGGTTATTGAGGTTGAGCCGGGCCCAGAGGACACGGTTCTTGTGCGGCCCCTCGATGATCGTGAACGTGAGTTGCAGGTAGCTGCCGCTCCCATTCTTCGTGGGCTTCATCTCGCTGTCGGTGATCGCGGCCAGGTATTTGCCCGCCGGGATCGGTTCGAAGCTGCTGGTCGGTTCGACTTCGGTCGCGTTGAATCCATTGAGGTTTGCCACGATTCGTTACTCCTTCTTGTTTGGGCTTGCGGACTCATTCACTCGCGCCGGGACCGCCCCGGACGCAGACATCGTGTTGGCGGCCAGCGCGCTCATCAGCGCAGGCCACGAGAGGGGCAGCTCGGCGGGGAGGCCGTAGCGGTTCTTCGCCACGCAGGCGGGACTGCCGACAGTGCGGAGGATGCGCTCGCCGCCATCCTTGCCGAGACCGGCGGCGATGGTGCGCTCGCGCCCGAACCCGCCGTCCTCGGTCTTGGTGATGATCTTGCGCGTGGCGAACAGCACCGCGTCGGACCACTCGGTCAGGAGTGCCGTAACGTGCTTATGCAGGCGCGGCGAGTAGCGGTCGTAGGCGCTGAACTCCGGGTCCTCGAACTTCTCGACCTTGGCATGCGCCAGGACGATCACGCACATGCCGCGCTGGTTGCGCAGCGTGTTGAGATCGCCCAGCAGCTTGCGCCAATGTGTGAGGGCGTGGGTGTAGCCCTTGGCGTAGCCGCCATCGACCTTTTCGATGCTGTTGACGCCGTACTGTTCGCAGAGCGCGTCCCAGACGAGACGCTCCAGCCAGTCGGCCGAGTCAATCACGACCGTCTCGAAGTCGTGCTTCTCCTGGATCAGCGCGCGGAGCGCCGCCTCGACATCGGCCAGCCGGGTCGCCAGTGGGAAGCTGGCGCACTCGATCTGGTCGAGGCCGTCCTCGGTCGGGATGAAGATCGGCTTGGGTGCGGCGGCCGCCGTGGTGGACTTGCCGATGCCCTCGGTTCCATAGATCAGGAGGCGCGGCGGGTTATGCCTGCGTCCCCGGTGGATTTGCTGCAACATGGTCATCCTGTTTCTCCTTCTCGTTGTGTTGGTTTTGGCCAGTCATGCCCCTATGGCACGTCCAGCACGCGGATTTCCTCGTAACCGGTGGGCCACTCGTCGCGCTCGCGGCACACAAGCAGACGCCGGATCGCGGCCTCGTTTTCCCGTTGCGCCTGGGCCAGCGTGTCGTCGCCGACTCGCCAGACCCCGCAGCGGAATGGCTCCTTCTTCTCGACCGCGATCAGATGGACGGGAACCAGATTGCCGCCGAGCGCCTGGGCCAGGACGGCCCGGTAGAAAGCGACCTGCCGGTGGTAGCCGTACCGCCGGGCGTCGGACTCGAACCAGGTCAGGTCGTCGCAGGTCTTGAAATCCACGATGCCGCGATTGGGGTGTAACCAATCGATACGGATCTGGCAGGGCGTGCCGCAGTACTCGGCCCGCACGACACCCTCGGCGCGGCCGTAGAGCAGGAGCGCCACGGCCTCGTCGTTCATCGCCACGCCCGACGCCATCTGCTCGACCAGATCAACCTGCTCGTGAGACAGGACCGGCTTGCCTTGGATCGCCGCCCAATCGGCAAAGGCCTTTGTGCCCGCACCGTAGGGCTTGCCAGTCTTCTCGTTGATCGGCCCACCCAGCGCGAACACGGACTCGAAAGCATCCCGGCCTTCGAGAATGCGGACGTGCGCGGCGCGTCCGATGAGGTAACTGGCAGAATCGGCGTCCTCGATCAGGCCGACCGACTTCTTGCGGTAAAGCCACGGGCACTTGATGAAGTCCTGAAGTTGATGGCTGGTCAGGTATCTGCCCGCCTGAGCGTGGTATTGCGCGGCGGGTTCTACCTGCAAGACGTTGAGATCAATGTTGAGGTCCATGAGCGACTCCTCTCGTTCTTGGCTCTGGGCCAGTTGCCCCTGGCCGCCTTCAGTTACTTACGCGGCGCAGGGGCAAACTGGCGGAGCGCTCGTTCAGCGCAGGTAGTCGTCCATGCGGTGTGCCGCGAAGACCTTGCGCAGTTGCGCCAGGTACTTCTCGCGGAAGGTGCGGCGCGGAATGCCCAGCTTGCGTGCAACCTCGGCAACCGAATGCGACCGCAACATGTCGGCGACCTGCCGCAACTCGGGCGGCAGACCGGCGACGACCGCATCCATGTCCATTTGGAGATGAGCGCGTTCGGCGGCGGTTCGGTTGTAGCGGCCCGTGCGCAGGTCAATCTCGTCCTGCGAGACGGTCTCGCCGATTTCCATCGTGCCGTCCTCGGTCTCGATCTCCTCGTTGAGCGAGAAGGACTCCCGATCCCGGCTCCCGGTCTGGCTCTATGT